GGGACCTCCACACCATCGTAGTTGATGATCACGAACTCAGCGTCACCATCAAGTATCTCCTTGCGTTTCTCAGGCTTACCGTGCGCGATGGCAACCTTTCGGTGCATAGCGAAACCAAAAAGATCTTGTTGCCAAGCCGACTGCATGATGGACAAGGGGCAGATAACCAGGGCGCGTTTTATGACGCCCATCTTCATAAGATAGTCAGCCGCCCAGATGCAAGATGCGGTCTTGCCGGTGCCTTGCTCGTTAAAACAAAAGGCTCGTTTGTGCAGAGTTAGGAACGATGCCGTCTCAATCTGGTGGCTCATAGGTTTGTTAAACCCAGGCCAGTTGTAGTTTTTCTTTATGGTGGACGGTACGTTCTTAATACGTAACCGAGCTAGATGTTGTGCTTCCTCTAACCCCCACTTGACCAGCACTTGAGAAGCACCGTCTTCGGACTTTACAAGTTTGCTGTTTGGGATCGTTGCTAGAACGGGATCGGGGTTTTTTAGCTTTAGCAGTAAAGCTTTGTTCTCAATTATTTCCATTGGCTCTCAGCACGGGCTACCGGCCCGAGTCGGTTTAGGGTTTACTTCTTTTCGCGCTTACTAACTTCAGACACAAGTTTGCTGCTTGAGTTCCGTCTAAATGACCTGTTGGTGCTTGAGGGTTCTATCCGCACACCGTGGCTGTTCTTACCACCTTTACTCAGTGCGCGTTTGTGGGCGATGTCTTTGCCTTCTCGGGCATCAGCTTTGCCATTCCCGTTAGCATCTTTACCCTCTTTATCCACTTTGCGCCTAGCCCGTTGGCGCTCCATCCGAAAGCCATGTTCATCACGAGCTTTCTGTTGCTGGTACTCTTTTTTGTACGGTCTAGGCTTGTTAACGTACGGCATGTTGCTCTCCTAAACGTGTTTACCGTTGTGAACACAGCTTACTACTGGACAATATTGGCGGCAAGTGAAATTGGGTTTTGCGTTCCACACACCCTCTTGATACGTTTTAACCAGCCACTGATAGCGCTCTGTCCACTCCCGCATGATCCCAATTATGTCCCCACGGACGTATTTACGCTTAATAAAATCCTCACAGACCAAAAAAAGTAGCCCTGCCTTTATGGTCTGGACTTGCGGGAAGTGAGCAAAGGTGCATAGGGCCATCAAATCCAACTGCTTTGTGTCTGCGTACTTGCTGGACTTTCCGGTCTTGTAGTCAATGATCTTTGCTTCTTCACCATCAACGATGATCAGGTCAGCAATACCTCTCAACCAAACTTTCGGGTCAAAAAATCCACACGGCTCACCAAGCTCCGTCAGCCCCATCCTAAATTCACAGTGCTTCTCCCCTGGCATATCGTTGAGTAGCTGCAAGGGTTCTGCAAACTCCTTAAACTGCGGGGGGATAGGAGTGCCATTTTTAATGAAGTTTTCTGCTGCCGTATGGACTAACTCGCCATACAGAATTGCTTCAGACTGTGGCTCGACCGTATCCTTTACCACCTTTATGTGGTAATACTTTTTAGGACACTGCTCAAACAGTCCGATTGCACTGTACGACCAAGCTGGTTTCACTGATTTATGTGGCTCTTAGTGACGTTTAAAAGCAACTTAGCGTTTACCATTAGTTCTTCTACTAGCGGTTTAGCTTCCTCATACGCCCCTAAGCTCATCAAATTATGCGACTCATGCAAAAGCCGCTTTATCTCAAGATAGTATGGAGCATAATCAAGTTTAACATTTTCCATAGCTTTTTCCAACTCCTGATTCACAATTAACGGGAAGCCGCCAAGCCCAGTCTGGCACCCATCTCATGCACTCCTCAACGTAGGCACGGGCTTGTTCTACTTCCTCATCTTTTACAGCAACCATGATGGCATCATGCACCGTCAGCACGACTCGGTAACGCTTAGATATTCTAATCATCTGCTCGCCGACTATGTTTCTGGCAAGTGCCTGGATGACGTTCTCAACTACTTTCCCCCCGTAAATGTGGATGTCTTTTTCTCTTCGGGAATCGTAGGTGTAGACATCTCTAGACCCTCCGTTGGGCAGTCCCTCTTGAGTACAGCGTAGGTTGTTATAAATTAGTTTGAGTTTGCTGGGCAGCTCGAACCCACCTTTAATCACTTTGACTACACCACGCCTACCAAAATCTGCATAGCTACCGGAAAGCATAGCCCCCAAAGCTTCGTTGCCCTCGTTCCATAACTCCCGTATCCGTGGGTTGTACGCCCGATAAACTCTGATAATTCTTTCAGCCTCATCTTCAGAGATGTTGACTCCCTGCAGACCAAGCATGAGGTGAAACTTCTTGTGCCCCATGCCGTATCCGGCACCGAGCACCACGGTCTTTCCAAAAAATCTTTCCTCTTTAGTGACCTCGTCCTCGTTTTTGTTGTAGATCTTCGCCGCCGTGATCTTGTAAACATCCTCTCCGTCATCAAATGCGGTGACCAAGTCCTCCTCCTGAGCCATCCACGCCAGCGTTCGCGCTTCGATCTGTGAAGAATCACAGTCAATAAACGTATACCCTTCCGGTGCCACAAGTGCTTCTTTTATCGCTGTACTCCCCCGCGACGGTAGGTTCTGAAGGTTCACTTTATCCGCACCGCCCCATCTACCCGTGTGTGCGGCGTAGTACTTAAGAGGTACGGGCAAGCTCCCACGTTTGCCTATGTCTATAAATCTCTGGGTGCGCGTTTCTTCAATCGTAGTTTTAACTCCCAGACGAGCCGCCACAAGGTTCTGCACGTCCTCATTCTCATGCTCAAGCAACGCTGTGAACGTGCTGTCTGTCTTGGCAAAAGCCCACGCTTTTTTGTTTGTTCTAGTAGATATCTTTGTAGGCGGCCTTACTCCCAAAGTCATCAAAGCTTGTGCAAACTTGTCATTGGACATGATGACTTCTTTGTCCGTCTCTGCGGATTCAAGAAGTTTTGCCTTTTTATCTCGTAGCTCCCGCAGATAAGCTTCAAGTCCAGCTACATCCACTTCTATTACTGGCTCGGTAAACATCCGAATCGTAAGATCAATCAGCTTTAACTCCTTGACCGGAAACCCATCGCTTAAAACTTTGAAGAGGCTGTACGTCAGTGCCACGTCGTTCTTACAGTACTCTCCGTACTGTGCAAGATCTGCCGCCGTAAACATGAACCGCGCTTTACCTAGAGCGTTGACCACCTCGGTACCTTTTACACCAAGCCCGTACCTCTTAGCCAATACTTTTAGACTGCCACCAGCATCCACACCGTGAATTGGACGAGCCATCGACAGCGTGTCAAGCCAAGCTTTAGGCCTAATATCGAAGTGCCAGTTCAGTATGGCCCCGTCAAATATGGCGTTGTGCGCTAGGGCAAAGGAATCCTCCCAACTGTACTGATCTAAAAACTTCTTAATCTCTGCGTGACTACCACTGAACCACTCAGGCTCTCCATCATCGACTTGCACTGCAACCCCGATGACTTCAAATCTTGGGTCTCTTATGTACTCTTCTGTGGTTTGGGTTTTAAAGCCAAGGTATTTACCGTAGTAGGTCTCAAAGTCAATGGTTAGTATTTTCATTACTCTCTTATGTCCCATTCCATAAAGGTTTGCCCCTTGTGTTGATAGATACACAGATCACCTACCGTATCTGGGGTGTAATCTCTTTCTTCGTCTGTTTTACTGCTTTCACAAAGTTCACATGAAAAAGAAATGCGTAGACCGTACCGTCTGGGGCTGGGGTTTAGCGTAAGACTGTTGGTAATAGTTTCAGTCTGGGTGTGGTCAAAACCGTTGATTGTGACCCTCGTCTGGTCAGCGTCTTCTGACCTAAAAAATGTTTGCACCTCTCCTTGATGGAGGTAGTTGCCGCCACACTTCGGGCAAAGCAAAATTTCATCTTCTTGAATAGCTATCTTAGCTCCGATCATTTTCAAACTCCCCTATAAGCTTGTTAAGATACCACTGCGCTTTTTTAAGATCTTCCAGGGCATCACCCTTGTATCCTGTGCGGCTTAGATACTTGATAGCGGTTAGCCGCAGATGTCCTCTGAACTCTTCTGGTGTGGACTTGGCCTTCATGTAGTCAATGGTTTCGATGCCACCGACTTTGTAATGGGGTGGATGGTTGACCGAATCTGAGATCAAATGGAATGGCGCGGTGGGGTACTTAGTCATTGTCATCGTCTTCTTTTTCCTCTTGTTCGTTGTTTGGCTCTTCCATAAAGTTACCCCTGAAGCGGTTTCGTACATATAGTTTGTGATTGAACTTAAACATTCGCTTGCGGCGACCGATAATATCTATGTTACGTCTTACGGTATCAAACGGCCTGCTAGTATTTAAGTCTGTCATCTGGGACATGAGGCGTCTTTTAAACTCTGAAGGGTCCATATCCAAGGCAGCATAGTAACCGTCGCCATCAAAAAATAAGAATCTGTATGCTGTAAAAGCGTGATGGCTCATCACAACAACTTTCTTACCCCCACGTACTGCTATCTTAATCGGCGGTAAGCAAGCGTCATCTATGGCTAAAGCTATGACTGCACT